GCAGAATGTACAGTCCGTTTAAGAGGCGAAAGCCCCTCCAGGGGGTGTTGGTTAACCCCCGACTGACCCTACTGGGTCAGCCAACCCTAGCGTTTATCAATCCAAGCTCTATCGCTCACGCGACGGAGCCGATGGGGACGCCAAGGGCCGAGATTAGGCCACTCTAACGAGTAGCCCACCTCTGTTGCGGGTCGGATAGGACGACCCCGAAGCGTTTCCACGCCCAGGGAGAAATCCGTCCGATTACCGTTGAGGAATGCCGTGAGGCACCCCTCCTCGGATATCGTTGCAGATGCAGTTCTCAATCTTCGGTACTCGAAAGAGTATCCGCAGAAGCCTCGCTCTCTGAGAGTTCTCTCGAGTCGCGGGGCTGCCTCGTCGAAGTTGGAGATGAACCCAACGTCGCCGAAGCCGTCACTGGTGAAGCTAGTGACGTCGTCCCCTGGTAACCAACCAGGGGGGATGCGGTACCTGTTATTTTCAGGACATGCTGTAAAGCAGACCATCCATGCAGGTAGAAGACGGATATCGCAAGAGCTGCCGCCATTACGGCGGTTGCTCCAGCGACGAATTGCATTAGCGTAGATATAACAGATCGAAGAAAAGTCATAATTGTCGGACCTAAAGAAGAACGGTCTGACGTCATGGCCATCAAAATAATCTGTGCCGCAACTCTCGAAAAATCGTCCACTGCCGAACGACTTCTCGTTGTTCACTTCGAACCCGAGGAAGGTTGAAGCCTCGTGGAATAACTCCAAAGCTTCGGATGGAAGGATCACGTCATCGCCAAAAGTGGTGACTAAATGAATCTTCTCCGGTGCGGCAATTTCAGCCGCAGCGAGCGCTAATCCGTAAAAGATCAGCGTCTCCAGCTCAAAAGTATATCCATTTCCCATGCTCGACCACTTCTCTAAGGGTACGACCTCGCCATCTATCTCAGTGTTATCAACACGTGAAAAGTGGAGAAAATCGGCCCAATCGAAAGGTAGTAGGAACCAGACAGCCTGACGGCTGACAGTATCACTGGCACGAGAAAAATCTACAGTAGCAAGTCCGGCAGCCTGAGCTTGTGAGGCTAGCCGCTGGTTGGTTTCTTGCGTATAGATGTCAAGCCCGAAACGCGACAGGCGGTCCTTAAGGAGTGCACCTTGCCCTTTCTGAAGAAAAATATTCAGATCGGGTTCGATACATATCCCGCGGTCCGTCTTAGCGTTTTTGGGAACAGTCGTGAACTTGTTGGCAACCAGGGGGTTGAATCCCTGAATTGTCCGTCGCCACATGAGCGGCGTACAGAACAAGCCATAGTCCAGACATCTCAGCGTGCAATCGATCACTCGACTGCTATACTTCTTACCCTGTGTCACAACACCAGAGACCGAAGTGGTTGCGCCAGGTCCGAAAGCCATCATCTCTTCGCTTAAAGCGATTTTTCGGCGAGAAAGTCCGCCGAGGATCTTCCCGATCCATTCCTGTGCTTTCATCAAGACAGGGAGGAGGTCAGGACGGGCAACATGCCCGTTAAGGAGACCCGAGATGCGCTCGTTGGATAAGGCGCACTGCCGTTCACTCTTCCAGAACGCATCAACTGCGTTCTGGCGCTTGTCGAAGCCGGCCTCAATCCGGGGGTTCTTTTTGAGAACACTCGAAACGAGGTAGTCGTCTTCAAAGCGACCTCGATCAAAGTAGTGGGAAGGATCGATTTCCAGCTCTAAGAGCTGGCGATACTCCTTATACTTGATGAGAAGAGCGACGGTCAGGGCACGAACTGTGCCAATACCTTCGCAGAGACGTGCAGCTGCACGGAGCTCCAGGGCTAACACCCTGGAACCACGGCTAACGCCAGTTGGTTTCCGTTTTTGCATTGATCGTCCCCGAAATTAGTACATCGGGTCCAGATCCTTGAAGACACCACGAACCGTAGCATTGTCCAGGGCGTTCGCGAAGAGCGCCACCAGATTAGCACGGGTCGTTGCGTCCCAGGTGTCCGGGATCACAGCATAGCAGCGAACACGACCTACGGAGGCCACGGTCGAAACGCCGTTGACGGTAGCCCCGACCGGGAGGTCGAGGTCAACGTCCACGCGGTTTGTCGGGCGATTGCCCGCAGCCGGCGAGAACTTTACGCTCAGGCGCGGATACAAAGCCGAGACACCACCCGAACGATCGACAAAAGTCGACAATTCAGGGGCGACGCGTTCCGGTGAAAACGTGACGGCCACAGGAGTGGCAGCTCCATTCATGATGGAGAGGGGAGCGGTGATTTGACTCATCGTTTTTTAAGCTGGGTTAATAGTGCAAGACCGTTGAGGATTTTGGTGAGACTAGTACTCGGTTGGTACCGAAAACTAGGTAGGGGCAACGACGTAATCGGTCCGTTTCGGGAATACTCCTGATAAGATCGACTGAACGATGCTCCGTACACTGAACCAGACTCCTTCGCGTGGATGCGAACGATCTCAAAATACGAGAAGTTCACAGTGCCTACCAGCGCGTCCAAGGACGCAAGCCAGTCGCCGACAGGAAACAACCAGTCGACCACGAAAGAATACGGAACGAGTTCCCAGGCAAGCTCTAACGGGTTAGTAATACCGACCTGCGCAAGCTCTTTCAAGCCTGCGTTCTGAATCTTATATCGCGCTTTGAGGCGAGCATGCTGCTCGAAGTGCCACGAGGACGACCCATATGCTGGGGCGGCCGTATAGCGATCCGAACCGCTATTCGTCTGCCGATTTTTCACCGACAGATAAATAAACTTGCCTTCATCGAGGACCTTCCGGAGTTCTTCCAGAGATCCATACAGGTCAGCGACTGCTGGCCGAATACCGTACTGGTACTTGAGCCAATTGCCGGCAACCTGCCGTTCCTTAAAATTCCGTGGAGACCTGACGAATCTAGCGATATCGCCAAGGAACCTCCCAGATCGGAGCGAGCGGAAAGTCCGCACAACATCGAGTGCTAGATCTGCAAATAACTCTGCAGACTGTCGGTATTCAGCCAGAGCCTGGGCCAAGTTGACATTGCTGTCCTTAATCTTAGCTCTGAGTTTTCCCTCCAGATAGTGTGCCTGGCGTTGTGTCGGCATTGAGCCGCCACCCCACCAGCTACTAGCTAGCCCGGTAGTCCACGTGTTAACACCTGTGGATTGATAACCAATGTTGTAATTGTCACGTGTAACGTTCCTATAGGTGAAGCCAGTTCCACTTGCCCAACCATCCTTCGGAAACTTCCGACGCAATGTGTCAGTCGTCTGTCCAACTTCAGAAGCCCATGGCTGGGCAGACTTAGTTGAGCTGACAACAGACGTCACAGCGCCGGTAGAAGGATTTCGGGTATAGTTAAGAACTGGTTGAACACCACGTAAGGAGCGATTCCATGTGACCATGCTAGGCGGATAGATTGGGGATCCGAAAGGCCGCGGGATGCGGCC